CACCCAACTAAAAACTTGTGGGCGGGTCCCACCCCGTGTGCCTTGAGCCTTGGCTCTTGGACCACTAAACACTTGTGGGCGGGTCCCACCCGGAAAAAAAATTAGAGCTTGCTTGCGCCTTGTGCCTGCTTGCTGCTTGTTGCCTGCGCCTGCTTGCGCCTTATATTTTTTAGTTTTTATTTTGAGGATTCAGGGCCTCCAGGATAGAGGCCCCTTACAACGTAGGAAGTCTTAAATATTTCCGCTTTCTATTTCTTCAACCGTGGTTTCTGGATCAAGGGCCAATTGGATCTTCTCTTTCAAATTGGCGCTATCCTCCTGGATACCCTCAGGCGGCTGTTCATCTATGTTAGAGTCTAGCCATCTAATGACATACTCTAGAATTGCTTTTTCTTTTGTCATGCTGCATTCTCCTTTGGAAATTTATCTGCAAGGTCTAGCCTTCCAGAAGTCAGCAGAAGGGAATCCCCGCCGCTGCTGCCGTGAGGTTCTCTCCATACATCAAAATAGTCTCCATCCTTCTCACGTCTTAAACGTGTTACTATTTTACCCTGCCAGCTCTGCGCCTCCACTCTTAAAGAGTGGTGAGCTCTGGCCGTTGGAGCATGCTTTCTTGCAGACTCCGATATCTTTCCATAAAAGTGACTCATGCTATGTTCTCCTTCCATATTATTTTTCTATTTACTCTTTCTGGCTGCATCTTTTTTTTATGTTCTCTAAAAAGTTTAATTGCTTCCTTTTTAGAGTAAAAGTAATAAACCTGCTTGATCCAATACCCATCAACAATATCGGATATTAGAAGCGATCCATTACCTTGTCTTTCTATTATCATTTTTTACCTTTCGTTGATGTAATTATATCCTAGATTCTCCCATCTTGTCAAATCTAATCTTGCGCCCTGTTGCCTGTTCCTTTATGCAAGGCTCATGCAACCTGAGGTTATGTCAATGCGACATAATGTCGCAGGTACACTAAACACTTGTGGGCGGGTCCCACCCGCAAAAGAAAAAAAATTAGAGCTTGTTTGCTGCCTGCTTGCGTCTTTTATTTTTTAGATTTTTTATTTGAGGTTTTGGCGCCCTTGGTCAGGGCGCCGTTAGAATTATACTTCGTTAACTTCTTCAATCACGGGCTGCAAAAAATACTCCTGCTCCGTGTGCTCATCTGGCCGCTCCCAATCCTTCTGATTTTCAAAGGCAATTTTCTTGGCTTCCTCTGGACTGTCGGCTTCCACCTCATAGAACATATAGTCCTTGTAGTAGGCGATGATAGAGTACGTTTTTTTAGGCATCTTTTCTCCTTTCAAAATAACCCATTTTTTTAAGCAAAGAATATCCATCCTTCAATGAATTGCGAAAATGTTTGGTTCTGTACTGACTAGGACAATCCTCATCAGCATTAACCAACATCTCAGCTAACGCAGCTTGAAGCTGTTTATTTTCTTTGGTTTTAACGTTAAGGTTATTTTGAAAAACATAAGCCATCGCCTCAGAAAAGGTTCCGACAAATGTCTCTCGTTTTTTAGGCATCTTTTCTCCTTTCGTTGATAAACCCACTCCAGTGCTCCAATATAAAAAAATATACTGGCTACACTGGTGGGATGAAGGGGCGCCTTACAGACGCAAACTCCAATGGAGTATAACCCTTTTTATTATGCAGAATACAGGTCAATCCCAGTTTGCTCTGCACAATACGAATACTATATCCTACGTTATCCTATAGCACAATGCGACATAGTGTCGCAGGCCCACTAAACACTTGTGGGCGGGTCCCACCCGCAAAAATAAAAAAACACTAAACACTTGAGGGCGGGTCCCACCCGTAGAAAAAAAAATAAAAATAATTAATTTTAGAGCTTGACAGTATAGGATAACATAGGATATAATATGCGAAACAAACAACGAAAGGAAAAAACATGAGACCAATAAGAAAACAAGAACTTGAATATTTAGATCGACTTATAAATAACAAGTTCCAAGAAAAGCAAAGTGCGATACGTTCACAGTGCGAAATTGAAGTTCAAAAACAATTAGACAAAGACTTCAATAAATTTGTGGCAACTTTAAAACTTGATAAACTTATTAAAGAAGCTGAAGTAGCTGAAAAGGAATATCAAGACTTTAAAAGGAGTAAAGACAGTAAAGAACATGAACTATCTATAGCTTCGACTAAAAAGAAAATGGCTTTAAAAGATAAGTTCAATCAGTGGAATGAAATAAGACAGTGGCACTTATCAACTAGATCTGACAATGATTTAGATTGTATTATGTCTACTTTAAAATCAGCATGTAGACAGGAACTTGAGGAAAAATATAAAAACTCTGAAAAGGGTAAGTTCTTTAAATACCTTGAGAACGGTGTTGAGGACGCCAAAAATACTTTATACTCTGGACTGTCTATTGATGACGTTTGGAAAAACTTAGAGAATATATTTGGCAAGGCACAAATTGAAGTTCGAGTTCCAAAATCATTTACTCAAATTTCTAAATAATTCTTTTCGTTAAGAATAGACAACGCCCGGAATTCCGGGCGTTGTTTTAAAAAATACACTAAACACTTGTGGGCGGGTCCCACCCGGGAAAAAAAGAAAAAAAATAGCGCCCATATTTTAGGGCGCTATTCTTAAGACTATTCGGAAACGATTTCTAAATCGTCAAGTGAGTTGTCAGTGCCAGTCATCTGGTTTGCTTGGAACTCGCACTCATGTATCGATGTCCCTGTTTCCTGGCACAAGGCACAGGAAACAGTTTCAGTTAAATTAATATCTAGTTCCATATTATTAAAAGTTAACTATTAAAGGATGTTTGATGTCATCTCTATAATCTTTTCTTTTAAAAAAATTATCATCAACAGTGTACCCTTGTTGTTTATTTATTTCATTTACAGTATTGGCCTCTACTCTTGCTTGACCAGCCATATATTGTAATTTGTTTGCTCTATCTTCAAACGCTAATATGTCAGCAGGAGTTATTTTAACTTCCCCTCTTAAGATTGCCCAGCGTAAAGATTTCTTTTTTTCTTCCATTTTTTTCTTTCAGTTGTGGGGTGGCTTTCGCCACCCCGGTTGTTTTAGTTGACTCCCATGTCTTTAACGTTGTTTCCAACTATTCTCATTATTTTTCTCATAAAAGCATTTCTAGTTTTATATCCGACATTTGTTTCATATCCGATATAAGTTTTAATAAATGCTTTAAGTGAGCCCTTTGTGAAATCACCAACTAAATAATTTTGATTACATTGTTTCGCAAATAATAATCTGAAAACAATTTCATCAACGTTTTTTTCAGTGACGTCATTCATATCAATCGCCATCATTACAAAAGCGAATCGAGATGTTTCTTGATGTTCTATGTCAGTGAACTTATCTATACCAGCTAAGCTAGTGTAGTTGTAAGTTAGTGCCATGTTTTACTCTCTCTTTCTTTTTCGTTAATTAAATACAGATTATCAAATGAAATAAATCTTTATACAAAATAATGCACTGACTTGTGTGTTGCATATATGACACGCTATTAGTAGTGGTGGCTAACTAACTTTATAGTTGTACTACACTAAACACCTGAGGGCGGGTCCCACCCGAAGAAAAAAGGAAGAGGTCCCATGGGGTTGGCAAATACCTTTTAAGCAAGAGGGGGGGAGGGGGTAAAACAAAAAAAGGGGTCCCAGACATTACCCTTTAGTGCTGGATTTATACACCCGGGTGGGGTATAAACTTTTTAAGGTACCATAATTAACATTATGCTTGATATAGAAAAAATAAAAAATTTAAACAGGATAGCTGACCCTAAAGTAAGAAAGGAAACAAAATTAAATGTTTTGTATCGTATAGAGAAGGCTAAAAAAAATAATATAAAAAATAATTTTTTAGAATTTGTAAAATATATTTGGCCAGATTTTATTGAAGGCTTTCATCATAAAGAAGTAGCAGATAAATTTAATAGATTACAATCTGGTGAATTAAAAAGATTAATTATTAATATGCCACCAAGGCATACAAAATCTGAATTTGCTTCTTACTTTTTACCCGCTTGGATGATTGGAAATAATCCTAAATTAAAAATTATTCAAGCAACTCACACTGCAGAACTAGCAGTACGTTTCGGTCGTAAAACTAAAAACTTGATTGACTCAAATGAGTATAGAGAAATATTTAATACAAGATTACAAGAAGACTCTAAAGCCGCGGGCCGTTGGGAAACGGATCAAGGTGGTGAATACTTTGCAGTCGGTGTCCAGGGTGCGGTGACCGGTAGAGGT